TAGAACTTCTTAATATTTGTGCCCCATTTCCGTTCACCTTAACATTGGCTGAATTATTGCGACGCACGATAACAAAACTACCCTCGGCTCCACCCGGAACGACTGCTGGTAATGTTATCGTTATTTCTGATGTATTATAACAAGATACATACATCACGCTATGGTCTATCGTCGTAGAGGCGCTAACCCTTAGCGTTTTATAGGCTAAACCTGAGACGTACCCATTTTCGATGCGTATTGCCTCGTTTTGCCGACCTCCTCGTACATCTATAAGAAGCCCGATGTTATATCCAAATAAGTTATCATCCCTCCAACTCTCAAAGCGAGCCATGCAGGTTGCACCCGTCGTTGCGGGGAACACGTTGGTTCCCATGAAAACGTTTACATCTACAATAGGATTAGATGACTTTTCGGAAAACTTGATAAACGAATCATACAACGACATCCCGTTATTGGGATCAGGGTCATTGGGACTTGATATGCTTCCTATACGCCCATCTCCGATTTGGAATCCGCCTATCGAGCCGCTTTCGGCTACTATTTCGCCTTTGATCTCGGCCTCACTGGATATTAGCTTCCCGCCCTCCAGAATCTTTGTCGGCGCCTCGTACCGCTCCGAGAACGGCTTTCCGGCCCAGAACCGAATCTGGCCTTCGCCGGCCGCCACACCGGAGGGCACGTCGGTATCTTCTGCCGTCATGCCGACCAGTACGCTCTCGACCTTGGTCTCGGACCCTACCCCGATGTACCCCTGAGCGATGAAGCTACCCTGAAAGTATGCCTCCTCTGCCGCGGCCCGGATCACGTCTCCAACGAAGGATAACTCGTTTTTGCCGTCGGCGAGAGACTCGTACTTGAGGTACTTGGTGCGATCCCGGTTTCCGACATATAGGTTGCCGAATACCTCGGCCCACGTCTTGCCTTCGATCCGGCCGAGGTTAATGTTGTCCTTGGCTGTAAGGTTGTAGCCAGTGATGTCATCGAGCCATGTCATCAGGGCTCCCCCTTCGCGGGAAACGTCTATGACTATGGCCGACTGCCGCGAGGTGTCGGTCGGATTACCGAGTTGAACCACGTTGTCTCCGACATGCGGTTCGTTGCTATTGGTGGCCGCATCGGTCTTGGAAAGGTCGATATAGTTGATACCTATACCGACAACCTTGCGCCAGTAGAAGACGTTCTCCAGCGTCGATTCGTCGATGTCACCGATCATCTGAGAGTAGGCTTGGTCGCCGACCGCAAACTCATTCGTCTGCTTTCCGTC